GCGTGGCGTGGTAGCAATACCAATGCAACACCACTACCTGACGTATGGAAAGATCTTGCTAAGAAGCAGATCAAGTTCCGTAGAGGTCAGGTATGTATGGTTGCTGCTGCACCTAATGCTGGTAAGAGTATGTTTGCTCTTATCTATGCGGTTAAAGCAAAGGTTCCAACCTTGTTTTTCTCAGCCGATACTGATACACCAACTGTGATGATGAGAGCAGCCTCTCACCTATCAGGACACAGTCAACTACTGGTGGAAGCTAATCTAAATAATAGCCGTCACTATTACGATAAGTATCTTTCCGATATGGAGAACATACAGTTTGTCTTTGACTCATCACCATCACTAGATGATATTGAGTTAGAGGTTAAGGCTTATGTTGAACTGTATGGAATACCACCAGAGTTGATTGTTATAGATAACCTGATGAATGTGGTTGCCGAGTCAGATAATGAATGGGCAGGTCTGCGAGCTATTATGGTGGAGTTCCACGATATGGCTCGCAAGACTGAAGCCTGTGTAATGGTATTACACCACGTCTCTGAGCAATCAGAGTATGGCAAGACCACATTACCACCTGCTCGTAGGGCTATTCACGGTAAGGTATCTCAACTACCAGCACTGATACTTACTCTTGGCTTTGATCCTTTAGATAATACTTTGAAGGTGGCAGCAGTTAAGAATAGGTTTGGTCCACACACAGCAGATGGTTCAGATTACACTGGTCTATTTGTCAACTATGGTGTCTGTCAGATATCTGATGCAGATGCACTAGGTCAGATGTATAGAAGGGATGCTGGTTTAAATGTCAGCCAAGTATAATAAGCAAAAGGGTTCTCAGTTTGAGGTTGATGCAATGAAATGGTTTAGAAAGATGGGCGCAGTAGCTGAACGCTTGCGCTTATCAGGAGCAGAGGATGAGGGAGATCTAGTAGTTATGGTTGCCGGTGAAACCTACATCTTTGAGTTAAAGAATACTAAGACTTTGAACCTAAAGGAGTTCTGGGATGAAGCGCAAACGGAGGCTACTAATTATGCTAAGCATCGTGGTATTGATAGGCCTTTTTCTTATGTACTATTCAAGAGAAGAAACGCAGGAATAGATAAGGCTTGGGTTATACAGGATCTAACACAATGGTTGGAGGATAAAGATGTTAAGAGTTCGTAATCCATTTTACTTTACACCTAATAAATTTGCTACAGTAAATTGTTTTCATTGTGGTAAGTTATTTACTATATCAGTTCCAAACTTACGAGTTAATAATTATTGTGGGGTATGCAAATGATCTGCGGTCCTTGTAAAGAAGCAGGTGCTTTAAACCTTGAGGGTATAGTCTTCAAGGCAAGAGATTATCACGAGCAATGTGAGGGGGATTGTCCTTGTCAACACAAGACTGGTCCAGGGTGGGTAAAAAGAGAAGGTATAAGGGTCCCACTGATGCAAACGCAATCCCCATAGGCGCAATAGTTTCACACTATGGCGGTGAGGTAAGAGAAGGTAGAGCTTGTTCTGTTAGATGTGTACTACACAATGACAGCAGAAGGAGTGCGGTAATCAATACAAAGGACAATTTGTATTACTGCCACACTTGCGGTAAAGGTGGCAACGCAGTAAACATTGTTATTATTAAAGAGAATATGGGGTTTAAGGATGCTCTCAACCGTGCAGTTGAAATCCTCGCTGGAAGCGGCATTGCAATACAGCAAGGATCTAAACGAGGAAGCAATAAAGTTTCTCGCAGATCGTGGGATCTCTGAGGAGATAGCACGGCGGTACCACCTTGGTACCATTATGCAACCTTTTGCAACCCACGAGAACTATCAGGGTTGGTTATCTATACCTTACCTAACTGCAATGGGACACTGTGTTGGCTTTAAGTTTAGAAGATTAGATGAGGGCAAGCCTAAGTATGGAGCACCACTAGGGCAGAAGGGTCATCTCTATAATGTCAGCGATATTATTGTTAGTAGTGAGTATGTAGCAATCTGTGAGGGTGAGCTAGATACTATTGTTGCATCTGCAATCTTAGGTATACCGGCAGTTGGAGTGCCAGGAGTTGCTGCTTGGAAACCCCACTTTACAAGGATGTTTTCAGGGTATGGCAGGGTTTATATTGTTGGTGATAATGATATTAAAGATGATGGTTCTAATCCTGGAGCAGAGTTTTCAAGGATGGTAGCGCAGGAGGTGAGCAACTCTACTATCGTGTCGCTACCTGCTGGTATGGACCTCAATGATTTATACTTAGCAAAGGGTATAGAAGAGACAAAACGGACAATAGGGGTGCCAAATGTATGAAGAACTCAGACCTGACGGTACTAGCAGAATGGTTGGCAGCCTTGGGGATTTATATCATCAAGATCAATCACGAGAAGAACACAATAGAGATCGCACCACCACCAATACGAGAGTAGATGATGAGTTCATTACTGATATGTGGCGTGTTATGGATGCTGCTGGTAATTTACTTATTGCAAAGCACCACGATTACGGTCCGTTAAATATAGCAAGATCTCCTGGCGGTCCGATCAACGGACTAAGAGTGCGTATGTGGGACAAGGTTGCTCGTATTAATAATCTAGTAGATAGTAATGTTAATCCTAGTAATGAATCATTACGGGATTCCTTTATGGATCTACTTAACTACTCAGCTATTGCAATTATGGTACTAGATGGTAAGTGGCCTGAGGTTCCAACGCTGGATTGTGAATGACACCAGAATTACACCCAACTCTATATGAGTTAGTTCCATCTGTAGCTTATGTAATCTCTAGAAAGTTTAAAGGTTGGGTAGACCCACAAGATATAAAGCAGGAGTGTTTTCTCTGGGCTATTGGTAGAGGACAACAATTTGTTGATCTATTAAACGAACCTAATCCTGAAAAGCGTGAACAAAATGAAAGACGAATTGCATATCAGATGCAACGAATGGCTGAACGGTTTGCTCGTAAAGAGAAGGCTCGCAAAGCTGGGTATAAGACAACTGATGAAGCCTTCTATGACACAACAACTATCGCTCAGTTAATACCATTTGTTATTGCATCAGTAGTAGATGGCACAGTATTAGAGCAAGCACAAGAGATAATCAACGATGGCACACCTCGTAAGCAGTCAACACCTGCAGAAGGTGGCAACCTACTAGCGATCCTAATAGATATTAAGAAGGCTTATCTAAAGCTAGAGCAAGAGGATAAGACCATACTGCAGATGAGATACCACGATAGTTTTACCCTGCAACAGATAGCACAATACCTAGAGTGTGCTACATCTACAGCAGATCGCAGATGTATATCAGCCTTGCGTAGATTACAGGATAAGTTGGGTGGACAGACACCTTGGAATTAAAAGAACCTGAACTGCTGGACTATCTTAAAGAGTTTTATTATCCGGACCTTGAAAAGTCGGAAGAGTTTGACAACTGGGATTGCATATCACTAGAACATAAGATGTTTATAGAATTGAAATCTCGTAAGACCCACTACCCTGACTTACTTATAGAAGAGAGTAAGTATCAGGGTTTAATTATGGCAGCAGGTATTAGATCCCTTGTCCCTTGGTATATCAACGCTACACCTGAAGGGATATGGGGATTTAATCTATCTACAATACCTCAACCTAAGTGGGAAGATAAGTGGCTACCTATTACAACTGAGTTCACTAACAAGACTAGTCGCACTAAGTTAGTAGGGTTTCTAAAGCTAGAAGATGGGATACTATTTTGATCTACGAATATGAATGTCCAGGTGATGGTGAGAAGATAGAGATAGAGTTTCCTATCACCGCAGTTCCACAGAATGTTATGTGTTCATTATGTGGCACAGAATTAAAGCGTATATTTACAGCACCTTTAATACAGTTTAAAGGTACTGGCTTCTACTCAACGGATAATTAATGGCTACCTATCCTAATTGGTTTGCAATAACAGCAGAGTATAACTTTAATACCTACCTTGCTGAGTTCAAAGATAAACCTAATCTAAAGTTCTTACAGCTTGGTGTGTTTACAG